ATGAGTGATGGTGGCAAAGGCTCCGCGCCTAGACCGATCCCCGACCCCCAGAAGTTCCGCGACAACTGGGACGCGATCTTCGGAAGGAAAAAGTGATGCAGAAGATGCGCTACTCGCCCGAGGAGGAGCAACTGCTGATGTCGCAGTTGTGGAGTCCCAACATCAAGGACGACCCCGAGGCGTTCGTGCTCTTTGCGTTCCCTTGGGGGCAGAAAAACACCCCACTCGAGCACTTCAAAGCACCCCGGGCGTGGCAGCGCAGAACCCTGCGCCGCATCGCACAGTTCATCCGCGACAACCGGGGCAAGCTGACCGAGGGTGATCTGATTGACGCCCTGCGCCGCGCTGTCTCGTCGGGCCGTGGTGTCGGTAAGTCTGCTCTCGTGTCGTGGCTGATCCTGTGGATGCTGACAACCCGCATCGGGTCATCCGTCATCGTGTCGGCCAACAGCGAGAACCAGTTGCGCAAAGTGACGTGGGGTGAGTTGACCAAGTGGGTCACGATGGCGATCAACGCCCACTGGTGGGAGCCGACGGCCACCTCGCTGAACCCTGCTGCGTGGTTGACTGAGTTGGTCGAGCGTGACCTCAAGAAGGGCACCCGGTACTGGGGTGCCGAGGGTAAGCTGTGGTCCGAGGAGAACCCAGACGCCTATGCCGGTGTCCACAACATGGACGGCATGATGGTGATCTTCGATGAGGCCAGCGGTATCCCGGACAGCATCTGGTCCGTGGCTGCGGGCTTCTTCACGGAGAACATCCTCGACCGGTACTGGTTCGCGTTCTCCAACGGCCGTCGCAACACCGGGTACTTCTACGAGGCCGTGGACGGCAACAAGCGGGACTTCTGGGAGTCCGAGAAGATCGACGCCCGCACAGTCGAGGGCACCGACAAGACCATCTACCAGCAGATCATCGAGGAGTACGGTGAGGACTCCGACGAGGCTCGGGTCGAGGTCTATGGTGACTTCCCCAAGTCCGGCCAAGACCAGTTCATCGCGCCGCATCTCGTTGATGACGCCATGAAGCGCCCACAGTACAAGGACATGACCGCACCCGTCGTGATCGGCGTGGACCCGGCCCGGGGCGGCATGGACAGCACCGTGATCGCCGTGCGCCGTGGGCGTGACATCGTGTCGATCAAGCGGTTCAGGGGTGACGACACCATGACCACCGTCGGTCATGTGATCGACGCCATCGAGGAGTACCGGCCAGCCCTGACCGTGATCGACGAGGGTGGCCTCGGGTACGGCATCCTTGACAGACTGACCGAGCAGAAGTACAAAGTGCGCGGGGTCAACTTCGGCTGGAAGGCCAAGAACCCCGTGATGTGGGGCAACAAGAGGGCCGAGATTTGGGGAGCCATGCGCGATTGGCTTAAGTCGGCCAGTTTGCCGCAGGACAGGTTGCTCAAGGCCGATCTGATCGGTCCGATGAAGAAGCCCAACTCTGCGGGCACCATATTCTTGGAGGGCAAAAAGGAAATGAAAGCCCGTGGTCTGGCTTCACCGGATGCCGCTGACGCCATCGCCGTGACTTTCGCGTTTCCTGTTGCACATCGGGAGTACAATGATCGCGTAGTGCCCCGGCGCAATGCTCAAAACGGGGCCGTTTTAACATCTTGGATGGGGTCTTGACATGCCACTCGTGAAATCCACCAGCAAAAACGCTTTCCGCAAGAACATCAAGGCCGAAGTTGCCAGCGGAAAACCGGTCAAACAGGCCGTTGCTATCGCGTATTCAGTCAAGCGCGAAGCGGCCAAAAAGTCCGGCACAAAAGCCCCAATGAAGTCCAAAAAATGAACATTCAAGCCCTGCAAGACTGCCTGATCGTCCGTCCTGACATGGAGAAACACGAGTTATTCGTATTGCTCCGACAGAAACAGACGGGCACCGGTATCGTCATTTCCGCTGGACCAGATGCCAAAGACGTAAAAGTCGGCGACAAAGTGCTATTTGGCGATTCCATCGGTCAAGACTTACAATGGCAGGGAGAAGGCTTGCTCGTGATGCGAGAAGCCCACACCCTCGGAGTATTTGACGCATGAAAGACAACATCGGAATCGTGGCCGCAGCGAATGTGGCAAAGAACGGCCCGTATCCGTCAAAAGGCGGTTCCGAGGACATCCTGACCGTCGCCCGGTCTCGCATGACGATGGCGATTTCGGCAATGTCCGAAACCCGCGAAAGCGAACTTGATGACCTGCGGTTTTATGCAGGCTCCCCGGACAACCAGTGGCAATGGCCCGCTGACGTGCTCCAGACCCGTGGCGCGGTCCAAGGTCAGACCATCAACGCCCGACCCACGCTGACCATCAACAAGCTGCCCCAGCACGTCAAGCAGATCACCAACGAGCAGCGGATGAACCGCCCCGGCATCAAGGTGATCCCGGCTGACGACAAAGGCGATGTTGAGGTGGCCGAGGTCTACAACGGCGTGATCCGTCACATCGAGTACATCTCCGATGCTGACGTGGCCTACGACACAGCCTGCGAAAACCAAGTCTCCTACGGCGAAGGCTACATCCGTCTGCTGACCGAATACTGCGACGAGAGCACATTCGATCAGGACATCAAGATCGGCCGAGTGCGCAACAGCTTCTCGGTCTACATGGACCCGCTGATTCAAGACCCCACCGGTGCCGATGCCCGCTGGTGTTTCATCACAGAAGACCTGACCAAGGCCGAGTACGAGCGGATGTACCCGGATGCCGCGCCCATCTCAACCCTGATGTCGCTGGGTGTGGGTGATCAGTCCATCAGCAACTGGCTCAACGAGAATACGGTTCGCATCGCCGAGTACTTCTACATCGAGCACGACAAGGCCACGCTGAACCTGTACCCCGGCAACGTGACTGCGTTTGACGGCACCCCCGAGGACAAGCAGTTGCGGGCCATGTTTGGCAAGCCCCTGCGCCAGCGTCAGTCCGACCGCAAGAAGGTCAAGTGGTGCAAGATCAACGGCTACGAAATCCTTGAAGAACGCGACTGGGCTGGTCAGTACATCCCTGTGGTGCGCGTGATCGGCAACGAGTTCGAGGTCGATGGTCGCCTGTACGTGTCGGGCTTGGTGCGCAACGCCAAAGACGCCCAGCGCATGTACAACTACTGGGTGTCGCAGGAAGCCGAGATGCTGGCGCTGGCCCCCAAAGCACCGTTCATCGGCTATGGTGGTCAGTTCGAGGGTTACGAGACCCAGTGGAAGACCGCCAACACCCAGAACTGGCCGTATCTGGAGGTCAATCCCGACGTTACAGACGGTCAAGGCAACATCCTGCCCCTACCCCAGCGGGCACAGCCTCCGATGGCCTCCAGCGGCCTCCTGCAAGCCAAGGCGGGTGCATCGGAAGACATCAAGTCGGCCACCGGCCAGTACAACGCTTCGCTGGGCATGACCAGCAACGAGCGTTCTGGCAAGGCCATCCTTGCGCGTCAGCGTGAGGGCGACGTAGGAACCTATCACTATGTGGATAATCTGGCCCGCGCTATTCGCCATGTTGGTCGTCAACTGGTGGATTTGATCCCCAAGATTTACGACACCGAGCGGATCGCCCGCATCATTGGCGAAGATGGTGAACCATCGACCGTCAAGATGAACCCGATGCAGCAGGAACCGGTCAAGAAGATCGTGAATCCTGAAGGCGTCGTGATTGACAAAATCTACAACCCAGCCGTCGGCAAGTACGACGTGCGCGTCATCACCGGCCCCGGCTACGCCACCAAGCGTCAGGAAGCCCTTGAGTCGATGGCTCAACTGTTGCAGGGCAACCCGCAACTGTGGAGCGTGGCCGGTGACCTGTTCGTCAAGAACATGGACTGGCCCGGTGCTCAAGACCTTGCCAAGCGATTCCAGAAGACTCTGGACCCCAAGGTGCTGGCCGACGAGGACAATCCGGCTCTGGTGGCTGCAAATCAGCAGATGGAGCAGATGGCCCAGCAAATGCAGGCCATGCAGTCCATGCTGCAAAACGTCCAGCAGAGCATGGAAGCCCGCGACTTGGAAATCAAGGAACAGGCCAACCAGATCAAGGCATACGACGCCGAGACCAAGCGCATCGCTGCGGTACAGGCTGGCATGACGCCCGAGCAGATTCAAGACATCGTGATGGGCACAATCGCTGCTGCCATCGACACCGGCGATCTGGTCACTGGTTCACAGCCAATGATGGAACTGCCTGCCGAGATGCCCGAGCAAGGAGAAATGAATGAAATGCGCTGATTTCGTGGGCGAATTGTTCTTGGCTCGGGATGTCGCGCATTCCGTCCATTTGAACACCCGCAGCTACTCCAAACACAAAGCCCTTCGGCACTTCTACGAAGATGTGATTGAAGCAGCCGACAAGTTCGCTGAATCCTACCAAGGCCGTCACGGGCTGATTGGCCCCATCACGCTGCGAAGTGCCCGCAAGACCACCAACATCATCGAGTTTTTGGAAGACTCTCTCAAGGAAGTCGAGAAGATGCGATACGAGGTTTGTGAGAAGACTGACACCCCGCTTCAGAACATCATTGACGAGATCGTCGCGGTCTATTTGTCCACCCTGTACAAACTGAGGTTCTTGGCATGAGCATTGAAGTCGCATCCATGAGTCAGTTTGGGCGTACGGAGCCTTTTGGGCTTCAAGTTGCCCGTGGGCAGATTCCGTACCATCAGTCGATCCAGATTTTTGGCTACAACGCAGACGTTGACCAAACGGAAGAATCGGTGTGGCCTGATGGCGGCACGGTACCGCACCCCACGGCGGCGTCTGTTTTGAAGATCAGCTCGACCAGCGCCAGCGATACCTCCGCCGGGACGGGCGCCCGCACGGTGTTTATTGGTGGTGTGGATGGCAATTACAACGTCATCAGCGAAACTGTCACTTTGAACGGTCAGACCGAGGTCAACACTACAAAGTCGTACCTGTACGTCAACGAGTTCTACGTGCTCACAGTTGGCACCGATGGCTACAACGTCGGAACTGTCAACGCTGGCACTGGCACCGTGACTGCGGGCGTTCCTGCGGTCTTGTACGACCTGATCGCCCCCACGTTCAATAACCGCACTACCGCACATTACTGCGTCCCCGTTGGCTATACTGGCTACATGGTGGAAGGTAAATTTTCCGCTGGTCAGGCAAGCGGCACGACGGCTGTAACGGGCTATTTGAAGCAAAATGGCCCTGATAACGTACTGCGCGTCGGCGCTGTAACAACGCTAAACAACGGCGCGGCGCTGTTTACATTTGACCCACCGTACCAAATCCCTGAAAAATGCTGTATTGGTGCTTCGGCAGTCGGAGCAGCCAACAACAACTCTGTCAGTGCCTTCTTCAACCTCATACTGGTCAAAAACGTAGGGTAGTGTTTACAATACCCGCATAAGGAGCCGAAATGGAACTCTTGAACCCTCTTGCCAAAGCCGATTTTCCGGCTCAAACCGCCTCATACACGGGCACCGCAGGCTCTACGACTGGCTGGAACGCTGGTCCCGAGGGCGTGATGGTCTGGTCTGACCAGCCTTGCTACATCGAGGTCGGCGAAGGTGCTACGGCAACGACTGCCAGCACCCCGATTCCCGCCTACACCCCGATCCCGTTCAAGGTGCCCGTGGGTGCCAGCGGCATCTGGCGTGTGAGCGCCATCCAAGTGTCTTCTGGCGGCACGGTTTACGCCAAGCCGATCAACACAAAATGAGCTTCCTCGCTGCCCGCAACGCCATCGGTATTGGGCTGGGTGGCATCCTTTCTCTTTTTGGCGGCCGAGGGTCCGATCAGGCCGTTGGTAACCTTCTTTGCGAAAATGGCGACACCCTCGTGCAAGAGGACGGTGGCCTGATCCTGCTGGAGTAATCAGATGCCTGCTGTGTCTCTTTCAATTTTTGGTGGTGTTGGCGCTCAATTTTTTGACAACAACGGTACTCCGTTGTCTGGTGGCAAGATTTACACCTACGAAGCTGGTACAACGACACCGCTGGCTACGTACACGTCGAGCACTGGTAACACTGCGCACACAAATCCGATTGTGTTGGACTCAGGCGGTCGTGTTCCTTCCGGTGGTGAGATCTGGAATGCTCTGCAACTGTACAAGTTTGTGCTGAAGACCAGTGCGGACGTAACGATTGCTACGTATGATAATGTGGGTAGCAGTTTCAACGCCACTGCAATCATCGCGAACTTTACGGGCGACGGTTCAGACACCACGTTTACGTTGGCAAGCGCACCCGCAGGCGAGAACGCGACCAACGTGTACATCAACGGTGTGTACCAGCAAAAAAACACGTACAGTATTGCCGGTGCCGTTATTACATTTTCGGAAGCACCTCCGACTACTTCGTCAATCGAAGTCAATTACGTCTAAGGGTCAATCATGTCTTTGACAAAAGTTTCCTATTCCATGATTAACGGTGCTCCTGCCAACGTGTTGGACTTTGGTGCCGACTCGACAGGTGTTACGAGCAGCTACCAAGCATTTGTCGAGGCTTTGGCCTCAAGCGATGCTGTGTTTGTGCCGGAGGGTACTTACCTGATCGACCAGCAAATCGACATTACCGGAAATAAAACTATTTACGGACCACCTGTTGGTGCAGATGGATACCAAGCGGCGATCATTAACCACACTGCTGCGTCAGGCAGTGCATTTTCTGCCACTTCAGACGAGTTCGGTGGTATTTCGATCCACAACCTTCGGATCACTGGTGGTAACGGTGATTACGCAATTGAAACATCGCGCCCGTTATCCAACATTGAAAACATCGTCATGGAAACGTATGACGGTGGTGGCATCAATTTATTCAACGCAGGTACAGGTGGAACAGGTGGTTGGGGCAGCACGATTCGCAATTGCAAATGGGTTGCGCCAGCTTCATTGACAACTTACCGAGGCGTGAACATTGACACCAATGGTGGTCATGTAACCATTGAAAATTTCACAGCCATTCGAGGGCAAATTGGTATCAACATTGATCAATGCGAAGCTGTTAACTTGATTGCTTGCAGTGTGAACGCACAAGGTGCTGGTTTCGCAGCAGGAACAGATTCTGAAATTGCCAGCATTCGATTGAGCGGAGAAGGGTACAAAAAAGCAATTTCCATCCGCAATTGTTACATTGAAGGATACGTCAACGGTATCTATGTTGAAAAATGCGAGTCGTTGTCGATTGAGGACAACTACATGGCAGACCTTGGTTATGCGGGAGGTCGCACAGGTTACGGTATCTATCTTAAAGACGATAACGTAAATAACGTCACGATCCGCAACAACCATTTTTCTGAAAATTCAACACAAGGTAACGTGGTTGTCGGGGATGGTGCAAATAACGTAATCATCGAAAACAACTACATGTACGCATACGCTGCTGGCGCTGCGTGTATTGTCAATGGTGATTCGACAACAGTCAGATACCAAAACAACAAGTTTGACTATAACGTTACAGGAAACGCAATTCTTGATCCAGACCTCACCCTTGTGAACCAAGATTACGCATCTGGTGGTTTTGCGTCTAAGCAAATCATAAGCAGTCTTGTTTTAGACGGCGTGTGGAATGATTTGGTGACCGTTGCGAATTTGCAAATTTGGCAAGTGCGACTGACAATTGCAACAAGTTCATCATGGCGGCATTCTTATGATGTTTACATTGATAGTTCAGGTGTTAGCGGAATTGAAACCATATACGCTGTCAATTCTGGTTCTATTAGTTTGAGCATCCAAGTTTCTGGTGGAAAAATTCAATACCGCGCATCTGGCGGCAATGCTCAAGTCACAGCAATTGCGACAAAAATCGCATAAGGAAAAATCATGGCAGATTTGAAAATTTCGCAATTATCGTCCGCAACCGCATTAGCGGGAACTGAAGTTGTACCTGTTGTTCAAGGGGGTACGACGAAAAAAGCCACAATTGATCAAATTTTGTCACCTGCCGCTGGAAAAGGCATCGACTTTTCCGCAAACGGTGGGGATGTTCTTAAAGATTACGATGAAGGCACTTGGACGCCGACTATCTCCGGTCTTGTCAACATAACTGCAGTCACGGTTTCAAAAGCGACGTTCACAAAAATTGGGCGACAAGTCACCATCCAAGCGACCGGAACAATGGCCGTAACTGCTGGAGCAACTCTTTCATCATTTAACATGACGATTCCTGAAAATCAGGGTGATCTTTCTGACCCTGCTGTGGGAATTGCACAATTCGATTACACAGGCGTCGGAGCCTGCACTGACTTGACAGGATCAACCGGAAACGAAATTTATGTGTTCTTTCCAGCAAACCAAGTCTCAGGCAGTGGAACACGCTATTTTAATGTTTCAATGACCTACAACGCAGCTTCTTGACAAGCGCCTTCTTAGCGCATAATCTGAGAACTGTACCGGCCCAGTAGACCGGGGTTCCAATGGAACATGAAATGACTGATGAAGTCCAAAACCTAGCGGAAGTAGACTCCGCGCCAGCCCCCGAGGTGACGGCCACCACGGATCAGGCACAAAACGCGCCGGAAGTCGCTGACCAGAGCAACGAGCAACCCGAGGAGAAGAAGTTTTCTCAGGCCGAACTCGATGCGATGATCGGCAAGCGCCTCGCAAGAGAGCAACGTAAGTGGGAACGTGAGCAGCAAGCCAAGCAAGCAGAGATGCAAGCGCGGCAGTCGGTGCCAGCAGAGTTACCGCCCGCTGACCAGTTCGAGTCTCCTGAAGCCTATGCGGAAGCACTGGCAGTCAGGAAAGCCGAAGAACTGATCGCGCAGCGTGAACTCCAAAAGCAACGCGCTCAGATTGAGGACGCCTACGCAGAGCGTGAGGAAGAGGCCCGTGGTAAGTACGACGACTTCGAGCAAGTCGCCTACAACCCGAACCTTCGAGTCACCGACGTGATGGCCGAAACAATCAAAGCGTCCGACATTGGACCTGATCTGGCCTATTGGCTGGGCAGCAATCCAAAGGAAGCTGATCGCATCTCGCGTCTGTCGCCGCTCCTGCAAGCGCGTGAAATTGGGAAGATTGAAGCCAAACTTGGTGCCGAACCTCCCCAAAAGAAAACCACGTCTGCGCCAGCACCGATCAAGCCGGTGACTGCCCGTGCAACGAACCCCGGTGTCACTGACACCACCGATCCTCGGTCTGTCCAGACCATGAGTGCATCGGAGTGGATCGCAGCCGAGCGTCAACGACAAATCGCCAAGGCTCAGGCACTCCGCAACCGTTAATTAGGACATTTCAATCATGGCAAACAGCCTTCTTACCATTGACATGATCACGCGCAAATCTCTGGAAATTCTGGAGAACAACCTCGTGATCACCCGCAACGTGAACCGCCAGTACGACGACAGCTTCGCTGTTGAAGGTGCGAAGATCGGTTCGACCCTGCGTATTCGCCTGCCCGACCGCGCTCTGGTGACTGACGGTGCCGCCCTGCAAGCTCAGGACGACAACGAACAGTACACCACCCTGACCGTGGCCTCGCAGAAGCACGTTGGCATCAACTTCACCTCTGCCGAACTGACCATGCAGTTGGACGACTTCGCAGAGCGCGTTCTGAAGCCTCGTATCAGCCAGTTGGCCTCCACCGTGGACGCTGACGTTGCCAACGCATTCAAGCAGATCGGCAACAGCGTCGGTACCCCCGGCACCACGCCCGCCACCGCTCTGGTAATGCTGCAAGCCCAGCAGAAACTGAACGAAAACGCTGCCACCATGTCGCCGCGCTACCTGACCGTGAACCCCGCCGCCAACGCTGCGCTGGTCAACGGCCTGTCCGGCTTCTTCAACCCCCAAGACGTGATCTCGCGCCAGTTCAAGAACGGCATGATGGGCGAGCAGGTTCTGGGCTATGACGAAGTGAACATGAGCCAGTCGATCAAGTCGTTCACGACCGGTTCGCGTACCGCTACTGGCGGCACTTTGTCGGCTGCTGTGACCAGCGAAGGTGCTACCACCATCGCCATCACTGGCGCTGGCAACGCTGGCACCATCAAGATCGGTGACGTGTTCACCGTGGCTGATTGCTACGCTGTCAACCCCCAGACCCGTGAGTCTACCGGTTCGCTGTTCCAGTTCGTCGCTACCGCTGACGTGACTCTGGACAGTTCTGGTGCCGGTAACATCACCGTTGCCCCGATCTACTCGGCAAGCAACGCTCTGGCTACCGTCAACAGCCTGCCCGGTTCCGGCAAGGCCGTGGTGTTCGTGGGTGCCGCTTCGACGACCTACGCTCAGAACATCGCCTACCACCGTGACGCTATTGCGTTCGCCACCGCTGACCTGTTGCTGCCCCAAGGCGTTGACATGGCCAGCCGTGCCGTTCACAACGGCATCAGCCTGCGTGTGGTCCGTCAGTACGACATCAACAACGACCGCATGCCCTGCCGTGTTGACGTTCTGTACGGCTACAACACGATCCGTCCTCAGATGGGCTGCCGCGTTTGGGGCTAATCTGAACCGAGGGGCTTCGGCCCCTCTTTTCTGAAACTCATTTTCAAAGGAAATCATCATGGCTCTCCCTAACGGTGCAGGCGGTTACCAACTCGGCGACGGTAACCTGAACGAAATCACGATGGGCTACTCTGCTGCCCCTCAAACCGCCACTTCCACTGCCACTCTGACTGCTGCTCAGATCACTGGCAATCTGTTGGTCGCCAACCCCAGCACTTCTGCTGCCACTTACACGCTGCCCACTGCTTCTGCCATCGACGCAGTTGTGTCCAGCGCCAAAGTCGGTAGCACGTTCCTGCTGAACATCGTCAACACTGGCACGTCTTCGGGCACTGTCACGCTGTCGATGGGCACCGGCATCACTGACGGCGGTAACGCCGCTGTGGCTGTGGCCGTCACTTCCAGCGCCGCATTCCTGTTCCGCAAGACAGGTGACGCAGCTTGGACTGTGTACAAAGTCGCCTAATTTTGGGCAACTCGTGAAACGGGGCTTCGGCCCCGTTTCCATATGGAGAATCACATGAACATCGTACTCGTACACCCCATTCACGGTGCCAAAGTTGCCATCAACGAACTGGAGATGGAACAAGATGTCAAAAACGGCTGGACGGAGTACAATCCTGACACGCCCGTCGAGGTGGCACCGAAAGCAGACAAGCCTGTGCGCAACAAGCTGTCCCGCAAAGTGACCGAACAACCCATCGAACAGCCCAACGAAGTCCCATCCTTTTTGACTTCGGCAAGCGACGAATCCGAAGGAAGCTGAAATGGCAACGACCGCTGGCGATCAAATTAACCGGGCATTGCGCCTGCTTGGCGTATTGGCCGAGGGTGAAACCCCGTCAGCGGCGACCAGTCAAGACGCCCTTCTTGCATTTGATCAGATGGTTGACTCGTGGAACACCGAGCGACTGTCGGTGTTCTGCACCCAAGACCAAATCTTCAACTGGCCCTCGGGCGAGATCAAGCGCACCCTTGGTCCCACTGGCGATTTCGTGGGCAACCGTCCCGTGTTGCTTGATGATGCCACTTACTACATCGCCCCAAGCGGCGTGTCGTATGGCATCAAGTTCATCAACCAAGACCAGTACAACGGCATCGCGGTCAAGACGGCCACCTCCACGTTTCCGCAGGTGATCTTCGTCAATGAGACATTCCCTGACGTGGAGATGTACATCTACCCTCGGCCGACGCAGACCTTGGAGTGGCACTTCATTTCGGTGCAGGAACTGTCGCAGCCCGCAACGCTGGCAACGCAGTTGCACTTTCCACCGGGTTACATGCGGGCTTTCACCTACAACTTGGCGATGGAGATCGCCCCTGAGTTTGGTGTCGAACCGTCGCCGCAGGTCCAGCGCATCGCCATGACCAGCAAGCGCAATCTGAAGCGCATCAACAACCCGAACGACATCATGTCCATGCCCTATGGCATCGTGGCAAACCGTCAGCGGTACAACATCTACGCCGGTAACTTCTGATGAAGACCCCGATCCTTGGCTCCGCTTACGTTGCCCGCAGTGTCAATGCTGCGGACAATCGCATGATCAACTTGTTCCCCGAGATCATTCCCGAGGGTGGCAAGGAGCCTGCTTTCCTGAACCGCGCACCGGGCCTCAAGCTAAAAGTATCCGTGGGCCTCGGGCCGATCCGGGGAATGTGGGAGTTCAACGGCAACCTTTATGTGGTCAGCCGCGACAAGCTTTACAAGGTGGACTCTGCCTACACTGTGACCACGCTGGGCACCGTGTCGGGCGTCAGTGGGCCTGTCAGCATGGCTGACAACGGCACTCAATTGTTTGTGGCTTGCAACGGCCCCAGCTACATCTACAACGCAACGACCAATGTCTTCGCTCAGATCACCGACAGTGACTTTCCCGGCGCTGTCACGGTGGCTTACCTCGACGGTTATTTTGTGTTCAATGAACCGAACAGCCAGAAAATCTGGGTGACCAGCTTGCTGGACGGCCTGAGCGTGGACCCGCTGGACTTTGCCAGCGCCGAAGGGTCGCCCGACGGCGTGGTCGGCATCATCGCAGACCACCGGGAAATCTGGGTATTTGGTACCAACTCCGTCGAGGTTTGGTACAACAGCGGCAACGCTGACTTTCCCCTGTCGCGCATCCAAGGCGCGTACAACGAACTGGGCTGCGCTGCCCCGTACTCGATTGCCAAGATGGACAATGGTCTGTTTTGGCTGGGCAAAGATGCCCGGGGTCAGGGTATCGTCTACCGGGCCAACGGCTACACTGGTCAGCGCATCTCGACCCATTCTGTCGAGTGGCAGATTCAGCAGTATGAAAACATGTCGGACGCCATCGGGTACACGTACCAGCAGGACGGCCACAGCTTCTACGTGCTGATCTTCCCGCAGGCTAATCGCACTTGGGTGTACGACGTGGCAACGCAGGCGTGGCACGAGCGGGCCGGGTTTGCCAATGGGGAGTTCACCCGTCACCGCAGCAACTGCCAAGCCTTTTTCCAAGGCGAAGTGCTAGTCGGCGACTACGAGAACGCCAACGTCTATTCATTTGACCTTGACGATTATTCGGACAATGGCAACATCCAAAAGTGGCTGCGGTCATGGAGGGCGCTGCCCACCGGCCAGAACAACCTCAAACGCACCGCGCAGCACAGCCTTCAGCTTGACTGCGAGACTGGTGTGGGTTTGAACCTTGGCCAAGGCAGCGACCCAGAGGTCATGCTGCGCTGGTCTGACGATGGCGGGCACACATGGTCCAACGAGCACTGGGTCAGCATCGGCAAGATCGGTGAGTACTACCGCCGCGCCATCTGGCGTCGCTTGGGTATGACCATGAAGCTGCGCGACCGAGTGTACGAAATCAGTGGCACAGACCCCGTGAAAATCGCCATCGTAGGTGCGGAACTGCTCGTGAGTCCGACGAATGCCTAATCCAATCAATGTACCCATCACGCCACCACGGGTCACATTCATTGACCCACGCTCGGGCACAGTCTCGCGTGAGTGGTACCTGTTCTTTCTGTCCTTGTTTCAGTCACAAGGTGGCAGCAGCATTTCGCTTGACGATGTGCAAAAAGGCCCACCGACGCTGACGGTTGACGAGATCAACCACATCGTCAACAAGGCCAGCGAGAACTTTGCACCCTCGCAGGATAGTCTGCTGGCGCAGATTGCCGAGTTGCAAAAAGAGGTGCTGGGGTTGCAATCGGCTCCGTCGCAAAATGACCTGTTGGCGCAGATTGCCGAATTGCAAAAACAGATTCAGGCGTTGCAGGTCGCGCCACAATTCGATGTTGGCGTGGTCACTGCGGCGATTGCGGGCCTGAGTTCAGCCCCGGCAACCAAGACTGCCGATTTCACAGTCGCTGACAATGAGACTTGGCTGATCAACAACAAGTCCGGTTCGACCTGCACCGCGACGTTACCCAACACCAGCACCAATGTTGGCCGGGTCTTGCATTTTCAGAATTACCAAGCCGAAACCCTCGTGTCAGCTTCGAGTAATGTAGTGCCGCTGGCTGGTGGGTCTGCGACGACCGCCATCCTGCAAGCCGTGGCCGGTGCCAACGCCACCTTGGTTTCCGATGGCACAAATTGGATAATGACGCAATACGATTCCAACAATTCGTTGGAACTGGAATAAGGAGTTCAACATGACAGTCACCGTCAAAGTTCTGGTCCCGGCAAAAACTGTCGAGAACGCCCAGACAACCCAGTACACGGCCACCAACGTGACCACGATCATCGACAAGTTCACGGCGACCAATTACAGCGCCAGTGCTGCCACGATCTCGGTCAACTTCGTGACCACCGCTGGTTCCGCTGGCAACCAGAACTTGATCACCAAGACCAAGACGCTCCAGCCGTCCGAGGTGTACACGTTCCCGGAACTGGTGGGTCAGGTCTTGGGTCCGGGCGACTTCATTTCCACCTTGGCCGGAACCGCCAGCGCCATCAACATGCGCGTCAGTGGTCGTGAGGTGACGCAGTGAGAATAACCTACGGCAAAGGGTTCGAGGTTGCACCGCCGCAGATGATGCGGCAAAAGGTGGAAACCTTGCAGCAGGAGTTGTCCAAGCTGCCGCAGTACGAACCCGAGACAAAACACTATTTCCACGGCGGCATGTACTGTCGTGAGGTGTTTCGTCACGCCGGGGTGCTCGTGGTCGGTGCAGTCCACAAAAAAGAACATTTTTACCTCATCGTGTCGGGAACTGTCCAGATCACGGATGGTGAGGGAAATGCGCAAGAGGTCACCGGGCCTCACTTGTTTCAAAGCAAACCCGGGACAAAGCGGGCGGTGTATGCAGTTACCGACACGCTTTGCATGA